CCTAAACTTGGGTTTGCTTTGGGCCAGCAGCTCTCATCATTAAGCGGATCGTCTTCTTCGTCTAACGCGCAAATGTAAGAAAAAAATGCATCATCTTCATGTTGCCCACTACAAACCTTGTCGCCATAGTCGTGGTATTCCCAACAAACTGTGTTTTTGTTGTGTCCACTATTGGTGATCATTAACATCAATGCTTGGCGGCGGCCTTTTGTGCCTGCCCGCATCATTTTTACGACGTTGCCGTTTTTGTGTTCGTGTATTTCATCCAATAATGAAATGTGTGGCCTCGGGCCAGACTGACCATCATCTGCACTGACAGGCCGAAAAAAAGAATCACCTTTGGGGTAGGATAAATTCCATACTTTTTCGCCACGACCTGACTTTGTGATTCGTCCGTTTAACTCAGGCGATTGATCCACCATTGCAACAGCATCACGAAAAAGAATCATTGCCTGATCTTTTTTTGTCGCTGCAGCGTATATTTCAGCACGTGGTTCGTCGTCGGCAACTAAACCAAAGATGCCAATACCCGCCGCAAGCGGGCTTTTGCCAGAACCTTTACCTGTTTCAATATAAGCAACACGGAAACGTCTTAACCCCTGTTCATTTACCCAACCAAACAGACTACCGATAACAAACTGTTGCCAAGGCTCTGGATTAAAAGGAACACCTTCAAAATCACCGCCATTTAAAACGAGCACATCTTGAAAAAAACCTATCGCGTGGGTCGCTCGCTCAATATCGAAATAAAAACCACGTTCGTGCGCTTTTTCTAGATCATCTAAGTGTCTTTTACATGCCCCTCTTACATGTGGCCCTGCTATTAACTCCCCTTGTGATACCTTCCAAGCATATTCTGTAACGGGATCAAGTTCCTCAGAAGTATTTTTCTGTGCCGCTTGATTCATCATTGCCAAATAAATCCGGTTGGGGTGATGGTGTAACGCGTGTTCGATTTGATGGAGTCATTCCAAATTCAGTCATAAACTTATGCATTTGCTCTAATGATCTATTACTAACTTGTAACCACACAGACATCTGCTTGTAACCGGATGGGGTTTTTTCAATCAAACCATCGTCACCAAGTTCTTTAAGTTTTGCTTCAGCATTACTCCACCGTGCAAACGCTTGGCAATATGCAGCTAATGCAGCCATATCCAGCTCAGTAATCAAGCCAAGCTTTTGTAATTCAGGTGTAATACGCTCCCATTCATTTTTAGCATTTGGTAGTAAATGCTTTGGAGGGTTTGGAACTGAAGTTACAGGTAATACACCGTCACGATTCTTTAGCTCACCACCTGAAAGCTTGCTTTTGTTACCTCCAAGCCTGTGCACATTTGCAGGCAAAGGTCTTACACCTGGTTTAGCCATAATTTTCTCACCTTTTTTACTACTCAGCCATTTGAGATACCCCCTCCTCTAATTCCCGATTTTGCACAGAGATAGGGGGGATCGGTCTAGAGATTGGTAGATTCATAGAGAATTTACCCCCCCTCCCCCTTATGAGGATGTATTCCAGTGGTGATTTGGGTCTAGTGGGATGCCATCTTTATTACAGCCCGCAACAGTGCCTGTCTTCTCAAGCCTTTGCTTCCATGAGTCATGACACACTTTACAAAGCCCCTGCCAATTGCTTTTATCCCAGAATAATTTTAGATTTCCTCTGTGAGGCTTTTTGTGATCCACAACGGTAGCCGGTGTGACACGCCCTTTTTCATTGCAGTGAACACAAAGTGGATGTTTTCTTAAATATCCTTCTCGCGCTTTCTGCCACTGATAACCGTATAGCCCTGCCATCAGTCTTGAGACTGCAGCATTTCGATTCGAATCTCACGCTCTTTGATGTCCATTAGTATGGATTTACGAGTGAGTAGCTTATTACCTATTGCCACCCATGCACCTACCATCATCAAGGCTGAAGTAATAGCCGCCAGAATGAGAGGAAAGATATCGAGGAACGCTAGGCCGTTGGCAACGAGACTAATGCCAGACAACCACACCCATGTTTTTTCTAAAAAGTGTTGGATTGCTTCCATTGTTATCTCGCAGGCAATAAAAAACCCCGAGGACTCGTAAGAATCGTCGGGGTTATGTGTTTGTTTAGTCACCAATCGGCACTGTGTGGCTAACCTTACGATCTATTTTGCAAAATTGCAAAACTTTTTTTCAAGCCGCCTTTAACACCGCATCTTTCCTAACATCCTCAATTAGTGATGGATAAGACAAAGCCATCCTCACCCTATTAACTGCGGCATCAATCAACCGTTGAGCATCACGCTTACGAACGACAATACCTGCCTTTTCAAACGACCACAGCACCAATGTCATATTGCACTGACACCACTCTTGACTGCCATCAACCCTATCATCTAGCAACAACTGAAAATAACGAGAAACAACCAGCCTCTCATCATCATCAAGGCACACAGTCACAACCAACCCCGCCACCTCATCATCATCACAACGCCACCCACAATCAATACCGCGAGCCTTAGGTAAAAACACCGCTGACTTAGGCAAGCTTGCTGGGCCTCCATACCCCAAATTACGACCCCATAACTGTAACGCATTCAGCGCCTCTACTTCAGAGCGAGGTAAACCATACATTACGCAGCCACCTCATAAGTCTCAGGCTCATAATAAGCCACAGGAATATTATTCTGCTCAGCAAACGCAATCTCAGCTTGCACACCGACAGATTCCAGCCAACCATCCAACATCAACACATACAGCACCTTAGCCAATGACAACGTAGACAAACAATAACGCTCCCAATAAGCAAAATCATCAGGCAAACTATGCAGCACAGACAACTGATGGCCATGCACAATAGGAGAAAACGCAAAGCCACCATCACGCATCACCTTAGCCGTGAAATGAGCAACACGTTCAAACCTATCCTGCTTAACAACATCACTGCTATGCGTATATGGACTTGCAATATAAATATTCACGCTGCCTTACCCCCGTTTCTATCAGCTTTAATCTTAGCGAGATACGACTTGCCCAACTGCATCGACGCCTCGCTCCGTTTCTCAGGCTGCAACGCCTTCTTTCTATCCTTAATCACCTGCCTCACCACATCAGTAAACGTACTCAAATTAGGCACAGCAGAATAATTATCACGATAAACACTTACAGCCTGCCTAACCGCATCATCACTAAAACGCAACAAACCAGCCTGCCATTCTCGCGCCATCGCCTCACAGCCAGCTTGAGACCCCATCAACTCTTTCCACCTATCTTTAAAGCGATCATCAAACCGAGCAAAAACAAAATCGACCACACCAAAACCAGAAGGTGGACGGATAGACTTATCAACCTTGCCTTTGCCTGCACTCATCATTGCTAACATTTGCTCATGACCAGAAGCCATATCACTCACCCCCTCAATGTTTGTCTAATATCAGACAAAGCACTTTTAGCAATTTCGATATCAGGCTTTTTCTCAATCGCTTTAGACTTATCAAACAAGCGATAGGCAGCCGTGTTATGAGACAACCCCGCCTGAGAAACAAGGCCAGCACATAACGCCCTAAACTCATCCACCATTGGTGGCCAATCTTTAGGTAAGTTATCCAAAGCAAATAACACCTGATCATCAGTAATGCCAGCCAAGCCTTTTTGCCAATCAGCAATCATCATGCGGTAGACCTCATCGCTTTCTGTAAGGGACAACCACTTGTGGCCGTACCTCACCCGAAGGTGAGTGAATATTCTGATCACCCTGCTCTCTGGCAATAGCTTCCTGGTAAAACTGCTTGTCTCGCTCATGGGCTTTGGTTGCTCGCCCTGATGAAGATTGATTAACTTTCCTACCTGCTTGAGACTGCTCTTTGTCATAGCGCCACCTCCATCTTTTGCAATATTTCACTAACTCAGCAGCCCAATTAAACGAAACCTTACCGCTTGACTCATTAGCCGCCTTAAACTCATCTAAAAAATACTCAGCCACCTCAACAGGCACACCGCCGGTTTTTAATCTAAATACAACTTCATCACTCAACCCGAAATCATCTGGGATAGTCGAATTCCTCGCGCGCGATATAGTATTTGTAATAACGGTATCCGGTGGTGTGCCCAATTCCGGCGTTTTAGCTGTGCCCAAATCAGCGCCCGAATTGGTGGGCGTGACATATTGTGAACCCGCGTTATTGTTGGGGTTATGCTGTGCCCAATCAGCGCCCAAATCCGCGCCCGAATCCTGTGCCCAATCAGTGCCCAATTTATTTTGGACGGATAAATCCGTATCAGCCAAAAGACACTTTAAAATAAGCTGATTATTACCCCTGCCGGTCGTGCTGTGAGACTCAATTAACCCAGCTTTAATTAACATCGAAATAGCCCCACGAACCTGCTTGGGCGTGGGCGAACCTGACTTTTTGCGATTAGGTGCAGGCTCAACAAATAACACCTCGCCAATCGACTGCAAACTGATACATTTTGTTTTGGTGCTACGAACCCCAACAAATCCGGTTTCATAGTTCATATACGGACGAATGGCCGTCATATAAGCGACTCTAGCAATAAGTGGCAGCCCGTCAAGGGCTGTCAACTCAGTTTTGTTGAATTTTACCGACTCAGCCACCCAACAACTCCTTAGCCTGTTGCTTATCTACTCGGCGGCGAACAGTGCGACCAAGGCAGGCTTCTACCTCGTGAACGGCTTGCTCGAACCATGTTGGTGTTAACGGCTCTTTCACTAAGCTCTGCATAACACGTAACGCACGTTGAAAGTGATACGCGCCGCGTAACATACCCTCAAGCTGTTCGCGTGGTACTACGACTGGCTCAGACGTGAACCCCATTGAATTGATCATGCTATCTAGCAATGCGTATTTGTCGGCATCATCCAACGGTAAAGGCTTGCTTGATTGTTCAGCCAAAAACGCATTAATCACCGCCAAGTGCACTTTGGGGCTGATCCAAGCGGCATAGGCAACCACTAACTGCTTACAAGCGAACGTGCCTTTTCGAGACCCACCGAAGTTAGTTGAAACTGTCCTAGCCACATCTGGCGAGGACGAAAGTTCATCAATCAACGCTTGAGTTTGTTTTAGCCGTAAAAACTTATAAGGCTGGTGCATTGCCAGAAAGCCACTGGCACGGTGAATATCATTAAGTGAGTAAAGTCCGTCGATTTGACGGATCTGTTTTGCGAGAATCGTTAAATTAGGCATAGAAGCCTCCTTGTGATGTGTTTTTAAACCATCACTCAAGGCTGCGAAACAATGGGTGATGGACTGCACAGGATTCGCAGTACCGCCCACAAGGTAGCGGCGCACCCGAAAGTGCTCCCATGCAGCCCACCATTGATCTAAAACGGCAGGCATAAAAAAAGCACTCAACGAACGCAGGTGCTTATGCACCTCGTGGTTTAGCTGGCTGCGAACCCAGACACTGGATTTTGCCAGTGCAGGAACAGCATACCCCTGACGCATAGGTAACGTCAAACTCATTCCGTTCGCCCCGCTTCTGATACACTGCTTGCAACATCATCACTAAGGATTTGATATGAGCCAGCCACCAGATTTTGATGAAGCTGTTCGATTGCTTGAGCAAGTGCATGCCGCGCTGTCTCGGGGACCTGAATATTACGATACATTGTCTCCGAAAATGGCATTACGTTATCTAAAACACATGACTTCTGTGGCGAATCTGCAAGTAAAGACGCAAGCGCTTCAGGCAGCACTTGAAAAGTAATAGTGCCTTTTATGCTGTTTGCTTCGATAGTATAGGAAACAGTGATTAAAGATTGAGAACTCACAACTCACCCCGCTTATGCATTTTCTGCAACTTTTTGGAGCACTTCGGGTGTGACTCGCTACTATGCTTTTTCTTGCCACAAGCAAGGCACTTAGTACGCTTAGCAAACCCAACCGCTTCACGGGTAGATGAGCCGACACTTAACGGGTGTTGGCTGCGTCTTTCGATGGTGTTTGCATAAGCCATTAGAAACACAACTCACATGGATAGCAAACAACCACAAAAACAGACGCTAAGATGGCAAATAGGCCGAAAAGCAGCAGCATTAAAAAAGGTAAAAAGCGCTTAAGCATCTTCATCTCCTAAGCGTTTTCTGTCGATATAAAGTTGAACAGATGACACCTTGCTTAGTGCATCTTTTATCTTGGCAACTTCATCAGGGAACTCATCACGCCATGCCACCCATGATGAATGCGTGAGCTTGTGAAGCAGCCAAATAGATAAATCAGGCTTAGCCTCAAAAGGCTGCAAGTCTTCAGCGCAACGCTCACATAACTGACCATCACGGCTAGAATGCAAATAAAGGTGTTTGCTGCAAAAGTGCAGGCCACAACCATCATCAGAATGAATATCACCACACAAATAACCTAGGCCACGGTCTATTTCGTTGTGACAACCGGGGTGATCACACAAAGCAGGCACGCCATAACCAATATCGCGCTGAAGCGAATGACTCCATCCAATAGCCCAACTCATCAAATTACACCACTAGTTAAAAACAAAATATTCACGGACTTTATCCTCGGTATCAGGCAACCTTCGACAACCGAAACGATCAGACAACAAATCGACAACCGACCCATTTGAATTTATCTCATCAACCTTGTTGAGAAAGGTTTGAACCAAATCCAAATTTCGTTTTAAGTGTTGAATTTGTTTGCGCTTAAGAAAAATTAAGTGCTCAATCGCTTTTTCCTCAGTTTCAAAAGCTATACGACTACCATCTTTGTGTACTCGAAATAACTTCCATTGGAGACCTTTCTGTTTACGCAACCATTTGATTTTGCTTTCACCTTGCTTAACAAAAACATCAAGTTGTCGAACTTGATTAACCAAAATACAAAAATGCATACACGGCGTTTCATGAATACTTTCAAGAGTACTCATTCTGATAGCCATGCCGCACTCATCCTCAACATATCTAGCCTTGTAAAATCGCTTAGGCATCAAATTACCCCCACACACACAAAAAAGGCCGCAACAAACAGCACCAAACAAATTAGGAGTTTTGAAGTGCAGAATTTAAGCATTAGGTTCCCTTTTAGCAGTCTTGGTAAATATCATGATCAAGACAGATTTGGTTTAAATCTGGTCTTGCCCTAAATACAGACCATTCACCCTCAAACACACCCTCTGTTTTTAAGTAATGAGTGCCTTTTTTTATCTTCCATCCGTCCAATTCAGCTTGCTTTAGAATGCGTTTTTCATCTGATGTAAACTCATCATCATCAATGCTGTATGCGCTTAAAATCCATTCAGCGGCACCACACGCATAATCTTTGCGTGCTTTTGGTTCGCTATTTATACTGAAATCCCACCCCATAAAGCGCTCTCCTAATCTCCATTAATCGTTTTTGTCGGGTTGCTTTACTAACCCAACCTACGAAACTTTCTCGTTATTTGCTGCGTACTCACATAAATCATTTTTGACGATATTGATTGTTGCGTTCACGCAGTCATCCAAGCCGCCCCACTCGTCGAGATCACCTTCTCTTAAATCATTTGCAATATCTTCAAGAATTAGCGCCATGCAATTTAAGTCGTCTTGTGTCATTGCTTCTCCTTATTGTCGGGTTGCTTCGCTAACCCAAGCTACGAACTAGAACGGGGGAATAGATTTAGACCATCCTTATCCCCAAGATCATAAAGGCTGCGGTTACGAGCATCTCTGTTCTGCCATAAGTCAACCGCTTCACGCACTAGCTGGTTACAATCTTCATTATCAAACACCACACGCTCTGCTGCTGGGCCGCTAGCGCCGCACTCGTGACAAAAAACATAGCCATCAGCGATAATGCCCTCGTCGGGTATATTGCTCTCATCAAAGCAACCGCCACGAATGGAATCAGTAACTATTGGCTTGGGTGGGCCTTCACAGAATGTGCATGGATCTAGTTTTATTTGTTCTACTGACATGATTTAACGCCCCCTACTTAATTTTTGTCTGTTTCGGCGTCTACGCCCTTTTTGAGAGAGTCGGTTATAGCTTTGCTTTGTGTTAGTGCCTGCATAAAAGTCAACATCAAAGTCAGCCGTGCCTGCATCTAACAACGCAGAAAAAGCAGCTCCGGCCCATGCGGTAAGAACATGTTTACTCATCGTAATCACCCGCGATTTACAGGCCATACAGCCCATACACACCAAGCAGCAACAGCAGTGACACACCCCCAAAAACCGGGCATTGTGATTAAAATATCCATGTGCTTCCTCCAACAAAATAAACGACGGTTAACAGCAGCAAACTCAGCCATGTCGCAGGCTGAGATAAAAACCACAAAACAACCCCAATTAACGTAACTAGCAGTAAAAACATGGCATAAGCAGTAAAGGTGCAAGCCATCACAAACAAATCAAGCCAATGACTTGCTTTTAAAGACATAAACTAATCTTCCTTTCGTCTGATTGGTTTGCGTAGCCGCAACTGATTGCCCGTGCGAGTACGCGACCCGCCACGCTTTCTATTACGTTGCATATCAGATGAATGCTGTTCTTCAGACCAATCATCATGCGCATAAGCATCGTTTGGCGTTAACAAAGACGTAACGCTATTAACCACAAGCACAAACAACATCACATCACGGCCCTTTAAAAAACCCTTTATGAAGCCATGTGAAAGCGCTTGATTAATGTTGTGCACGCCCAGCTTCTTATAAGCACTATCTAAGTGTGATTTAACCGTTGAAATGCTACGGGCCAACTCTTTGGCAATGGCAGGCTTTTGCAGTCCCTCAGCTGACAAACGCAAGCATTCAGCCTCTTTGTCAGTCAACTCAGGTGCTTTGCTTTTATCAAAATCAACCGGCGTAAACATTTTCAACCCATCGGCCGATTTAAACGCAAACCCACCTTTGAGAAAATGGATTTACTAGAATAAAAAAGTGAGCGACAACAGTGCACCCATTGCCACCCACAAAACGCGAAAAACTCTTGGAATGGAGAGACTATCGCGAACTCAATCCCGAAAACATTAAAACCGGATTGATAGAGAGAACTGGTCATGCGGCGGCCTCATGCTTGATTTCGCCGTCAGCAATCAATTTGCCACCAGATTTAACCTGCACTTGGTATTGGCGTGTTTCAGGTATCACATCCCAGTTATTTACTGCCTGCTTTGTGACACCCAATGCATTAGCCAATGCAGTTGGTGAGCCGAAAAAATCAATTGCTTGCTGTTTAGTCATGATCAAAGTAAATCATGATTTACTTTCAAGATCAACCATAATTTACTTCAGGTAAAGTATTATTTACTTATGAGTATTGCAGAACGAGTTGTTAAAGCTATGGAGCATGCAGGGTTAAATCAACCCGCCTTAGCGCGTGCCTGCGCAAAAGACTTAGGCAACCCTAAGTTTTCAAAAGCAACAATTTCAAATATTGTGCGTGAGCAAACAAAACAGCCCACACCAACAACATTATTTTCAATTGCTAGGGTAACTGGTGTTAGGCCGCAGTGGATTTTGGATGGTAAAGGGTCAATGCTGCCGGTTGAACATAACGACGACGGCACGATCAAAAATATTGATGCATTGATAGCCCAAGACTATGACATGCCAGACTACACGCATATTGACGTTAAGATGCTAGTGCGCATAAAGGCGCTGAATGAAGAACAGAAAGAAGAACTAACTCGCTTTTTGGACTATCTCGAAACGAGATCTAGCGGCAACTGATTCAGCTATTATTTCTTTCAACAACAGATCTACGTACTTATGTGCATTTACTGCCTGCTCAATCGGAACATGCTCAATAGAATAACGGCTTAAAATATCTCTAGCCTGATTTGCTTTGTTTTCTATTATGTTGACTTGCTCACTCATGTATATCCTCACTTATTCTTTACTTCATCAAGAATAAAATTCCTTAGACTCTCACGCTAAACATCCACTACAGCTGCAACGCGGACTAAAAGAAATAACACTGAAGAAAACAAGTGATCAACCGTTTTTTTAAGCTTGGTGGATTAAGGGTGTCGGTTCTGAGCCGAAACCACCGCAAAGCCGTTGAAAAAAAACAAAAACAGAATTGCAAAAAACACCCTAAAAAATACCCCCTCAAAAGTGGGGTAGGAAAACACACCCCAAAATATTGCGCTGAAGAATAGTCTATATATAACTGATATATAAAGAGAATAGTTGTTTATACAATATCGTATAAACAACAAAAAGAACCTTTTTTGCCGCCAAACAGTCACACAAAAGCCACCATAATTATGCGCGAGGTATAATAATGGACATCAATTTATTAATTATTGGAGAGGGATTTCTAGCAGCAATAAACAACGAAAGCATCATGATCTTAATGTCTTTAGGACAACATCTACAGCAACAACGAGAACTACAAGACATCAGTGTAAACAAAGCCGCAAAGATGATCGGCTATGACCGCAGCGTGATCGAACGCTGTGAAAGCGCAGCCAGCAGCCAAACCGTCAAACGACTGATACAATACTCATCGCTACTCAACACCAACCTATCAAACCAACTGGCATCAGTGCCGCGCACGCTTACACACGCACGAATATTGGTCATAGATAACAACGAAGACCGCTGGAACTTCTACCGCAGCACGTTTAATCTATATTTTAAGAAATCACACTTAATCTGTATGCATAGCGTGGATGAAGCCTATGAACACATGCGGCGAAACAGACTCAACCTAATTATCATCTACCAAAACAAACACAATAACGCAGCAGAACTCGCCACCAAGCAAGCAAAATGCAAACAAAGCCGTAACGCCTGCCTATTGATAGTGAGCAAAGAACACAACAACGAGATAAAGCAACTCGCAAAAGACCTTAATCAAACCTTCTTTTGTATGCGAAGAAGCAAAGAAGCGCTCGCCAGGTTGTTAGAAGATATGTTGCGGTATGGCTAAATTTGAACTTGTAAAAATGGCTTGAATAAATTTTTTGCGATGTCGTATTGATCTATGAGTGTTTTTTTTATCTTTCTTTGCTTTTCTAAGTTGAGAGCACATTCTTCAGCCGACAAGCCAATGACTTGTTTCTGAAGTAAGTCAAGATCAACAGCTAATTCCCAGACCGAATCAGTATAATTTTTTATGCTTTCATCAAAGAACAAGTCAATATCATTCACCTGCCTCAGATAAGCAGAATCAACTTCGGGTGGGGTTCCCCCGGCACTTATAACCGCCCCAATATAATCTAGCAGTGCTTGATATTTTTCAAACCGCTTTTCGATAAGATCATTATGTATTTGCTGTTCTCGTAACTTTAGTTGCCGATAACTAAACCACCCCGCAACGCCAGCAAGCAAAATCGGCACGAGCATTTTTGCTGCAAAATCCAACCAGTTAAAACCGACTGATGAAACAATTGGAAATAGATATAAATTAACGTCCATTTGAATTTACTTTGCAAATACCTTTTTAGCTTGATTAACGACCGACATGTGACATTAACTCGTGATAAGTCTCAGTAAAACCATCAAGCTCAACATAGACCTGCTGTGCGCCTTCAGGCCAAACGTGATACTCCCCCCTTAGCACATCACCTGAGTGAAGCTGCTTTAAAAGTAAAAGTGCGTTTTCACCAGCATCTGCATGATCAACAAAACGAATGGGCTTGTTGTGATCAACTTTCACAGTAGGGAAACGTTTAGGGAAAGTGCTAGCACCAACAATAAAAAACGGCCCTTCTTTATTGAGAAACATAAGCTTAATAGGCATATCAGCATCACCAAAAGGTTCACCATCAGCATTCATACGAAACCCCATAGTGAGCATAAAGCACTTTTTAACATCGGTTACAGGGTGAGTGCTGCACTTAACCTTCCAACGTTGGTCAACAGCCATTGCGTTTGTGTTAAAACAAAATAACATCGCAATTAACAGAATAAATTTAGACATAAAAAATCCTTATTTACTAAAAGCGGCCTTGCTCTTGTAACTTTTCACCTAAACATGCTTTGCCGTCATTATCAAAAGCATCAATATCAAGCACATCAACATCCTCTGACATCGAAACAACAAGCCTATTAATTGATTTTATTTTCGAGTCAGCTGTCCGGTCAGCATCAATAATTTTGTAAAGCTTCTTGATGAATAAAAGTTCGGGATCTGCCTCTTCTGGCTCATCAGAAGCTGTCATGTCAACCCAACGTACTGGATTAGAATCTATTTTATGATTGTTTTTTTCGTACTCACTAAGAGTGAACACTTTAAAAGCGTTATCAACCTGAGTACGTGACATGCTTATATTGAGCTCAGGGATATATTGATATTTAACGGTAGCCTCTTCAGCAATTGCAACCGCCGTCCTTAACACAATCGCTTTATGAACCCTTGCCTGAGTTTCACCAAGCATTAATTGACTTTCTGCACGCTCTAGCCGTTCTTCTAATGCATCAAGCTTGGCGGGCGTTGTCACTTTAGCAGCTGTTGCCTTTGCCTCTTCTAATAGCTGCGCCTCAAGCGCTTTTCTATTTTCTTCCTCCCGCTTTTTGGCGCTGACACTATTAACGATCATGACAGCAACCACAAGCACCATCACCAGCACAAATATTTCCATAACACCATCCCTGTAATAAGAAAAACCAATCCTAGCAAAATAAAAGTAAATTATGATTGACTGTAACGAGTAAACTATGATTTACTACTATCAAAACCAAGGAAAAAAGACACATGGACAACATCAAATTACTCGCAGAAGCCATAGCAAAAGCCACCACCATTGTTGTGATTGCTTTTGTAATTGGCACAAACATAAATCTCACTTTTTAAAGGGGTAAATCATGGTAGTTACACACCCAACATTTTGGAAGCGTCACGGCTGGCACCGAGTAAGACCATTAATTAAAGAAAAAGGCATTCACATATCACACTGCAAAACACGCAAAAGCATTGTGATGACAGCCGAACCAACACCGCCGTCAGTGGCATAAGGACAACACAATGAACATCCAAGATATACCAGAATCGTTTAAAGGGACTATTTATTTCTATTGGAGTTCCAAGAGGGGTGGCTTATTAGCATCTCACTGGGGTGACTGGGCGGATGAAGACTGCATAATTGTTGGTCAGGTAGATGTAGACGTCAATTTCAACACCGACAAACAAGTGTTAACCCAACAAGCAATTGACACCCTTAAACAGCAAAAGCAAACCCTGCAAGCCAACACACAACAGCAGCTAAATGAAATTGACCAGCAGATACAAAGCCTGCTTGCAATAGAGCATCAACCAACACAATCAACGGACTAATTAATGAGCGTCAACAAAGTCATCCTAGTCGGTCGTTTAGGTGCAGAACCAGAAAGCCGCGCCTTTCCTAATGGCGGTAGCATCTGCAACCTCAGCCTAGCCACAACAGAAAGCTGGAAAGACCGCCAAACAGGTGAGCGTAAAGAACGCACAGAATGGCATCGTGTCGTGTTGCGTAATCGCCTTGGTGAAGTAGCACAACAATACTTGCACAAAGGTTCACAAGTTTATATTGAAGGCCGCATTCAAACTCGTAAGTGGCAAGACCAAAATGGTCAAGACCAGTTCTCAACAGAAATAGTTGGCAACGAAATGACCATGTTAGACAGCAACCCAAGCAACCAACAGCAACAGCAACAGCAACAGCAAATTGACAGACAGTATGGGGGCGGATATGGCAACTAGCATAGGCTATTGCATCAGCTGCACTTCAAAAACACGTGAATACCCAATAGTTAAAGAAACACCTGGCGGGAACTGCCTCGAATGGCAGCCAGAAACCCCCACCACCAACTTTGAAGTGATTGAAATAGACCCAAGCGGTGACTTCTTCAAAAACGCGAAAGAATTGCCAACTGTAACGAAGGTGCTTGGTGGATAACCCAGAGAGTTAGCGGGCTGAGCGAAGCGAAGTCCAGATGAATGGAGTGTTATAAGTGAAGAATTGTATGCAGACAGAAAGCAGAATATTAGACCCTTGTTGCGGATCAAGAATGTTCTGGTTTGATAAAGGAAATAAAGACGTGGTTTTTGGTGATATTAGAGAAAATGAAACACATCAACTGTGTGACGGACGCGCTTTAGAAATTAAGCCTGACATGAAGATTGATTTTCGTGACATGCCTTTTGAAGATGGCAGTTTTAAGTTAGTTGTGTTTGATCCACCACATTTAGTCAGAGCAGGTAAAAAGAGTTGGCTTGCATTGAAATACGGAAAGCTGAACGAGAACTGGCAGGACGACATCAAAGCAGGATTTGCAG